GTTGTAGACGAATGGTAAAAGGAGGAAATATTATGTTTAGAAAAACCATTCGTCTACAACTATACAATTAAGTTGTGAGACATTACCAAGTTTTAAGTCAGCAATCTTTTTATCGACACTAAAGTTTGTGCCGTGTTTAACTGAAACCCAAGCATTGCTTGTTTTTCCGTTCTTCGTGCATAATTCAACAGAGTCACCTACAGCAAGATTTTCTCCCGTCTTATTAAGTACATTAGAAATTACTTTTTCTGTATCTGGAGGTAAATATACATTTACACTACCATCACTATTGACTTTCTTTACAATAGCAGATACATATTTAGTTATACCTTTTTTGGTCATCCTTATTTCCACAATGTCCTCAATGACAGCTTTAAATTCTTTAGTGTCCATATTATCTCTCCTATTATTTTTCAATTTTTACAGTATTAGCTTGAAATCTTTTTAACATATCTTCAAAAGTTTCTTCTGTGTTACTATTAGCTTGTTCTCTTTCAAGATTACGAGCCTTTTTTGCATCCCTACATTCTTTACAACGAATTGGAGCAGCAAATCCTTTTTCTTCATAGAATCTTTGTTCTCCCACAGTAAATTCAAATTCCTTACCACATTCTTTACAAATTAACTTTTTAACTTCCATTATTTTATTTTCCTCTCTTATCTTTATTTAATGTTTGTTTTTGTGTTTCTTCTTGAGCTTTAATAGTTTGCACCTGATTATTTGCAACATCATATATTGACTGTCTTAATGATTGAATATTTAAAGCTTTTTCTTCTAAAGCATTAAGTACCACATCTACATCTTCAAGAGATAATGACAGTGACACATATATTTTTTTATTATTCATGGCATCACCTACTTAATTGTAATGTTTTTATTTTCTACAATACTAACACCAGGAATTTGTTGCTCATCCATAATTTCTTTTAATCCCTTTTTAATTAATGATGTTTTTGTTTCAGTTTTAACACAAGTTTCCTTAAATTGTGGATGTGCTTCTAAAAATGTATAAGCAGCTTCTTCATCATCAATTGATACACTTGTACTTTTTCTAGTTCCTAAACGATAGTCAGCAAGTTCTTTTTTATCAATATTATTAGCTAACATTAATGCTTTTAAAAACTCAGTTAACTTTTCAACACGTTTTTCATAATATTTAATATTTTCATCAACCTCAGCTTTACGTTGTTTTAATGAATCAACCTTTGCTTCTGTACTTTTTATAAATCCACAAATGCTATTTAATTTAGTATCAAATGCTTCATTTAATGCATCTAAATCATCAGCTGTAAAATATACTTCACCTGTTTCTTCATCGTACATAAAACCATTTTCAATAACATCATATATTGCTTTTGTTAACCCCCAAGAACTCATTTCTTCTATATCCATAATTACACCTTTCTTTCTATTAATATATATTTTTTTATTTGTGTATATTTCATATTATGCCTCTGCTTGTTTATGATATGTTCCTTTAGAACTATCCCAAAATACTTTTGGATAATACTTTCTATCAAAATAAGCAATTTTTCCTTCTAATTGTTTAATTTTCCAATCAATACCATCTTCATTAGCTTTTGCTAATGCATCAAGTAAATTCTTCTTTTTTAAAACACGTCTATACGCGACTGTATTTTCAATCATAAATCTTCTCCTTCTTTTTACACCTTTCTTGACAAAAGGATATAATAATTGTATAGTAAGTAACCGAACCCTTAAAATGGGCAATCATTTTCTTGATTTTGTTCAAATCTCTCATACAACATATCCCTTGCCTCTTTATATAAATTTTTAGTTTTATATATTTTATAATCTTGATTATTTTCGTTAATCCAAATTAAGAAATGTTCATTATTTAATTTTAAACCTGTATTTTTTTCTAAAATAAACTGATAACCATTAAGTTGTAAACTATAATGAATATAATTACAATCATCTAAATGTGATAAACAACCAGTCATCTTTTGGTCTTTATAAGGTTTAAGTTTAATTTCTTTGTTAGACTTATAATCAATTATAATTAAAGAGTTTAGTTTTTTAGAATATGCTAAGAAATCTATACTTCCACAAATTCCTAAATCCTCATCCCCAACAACCAATTCTAAACCAATTGGGATAATTCTATCATGATAGTCTTCATAAAATTTGTCTGCAATTTTTGTCAACTTAGGCCATAAAGATTCTAAAACATCAGTACCAAACTGTTCGATTATCTTATCCTTTGGATACATATATGTTTTATTTTGCCACATGTACTCATTGTATGCATGGATGTGTGTACCCTTTACTTTAGATAATGCATTACTAAATTCCCACATATCTAACACTTCTTGAACGGGCAAACCCATTTTTTTTGCTGTGAATGGTGCAATTTTTTCTGCATCAAATGGTTGTGAGTGGTCATGAATAAGGGCGGTCATAGATATTGTTGCCTGTTTTCTATTACCATCCTTATCTAACCACCAATAAATATGAGGTTCTTCTTCAAAATGAAATTTATCAAATACTTTTAATTTTTCTTTTATAAGTTGTATCTTATCATTCATCAAATGGACTAGCCTCCTTTATTGCAACCGCATGTGGATTAGGGTCATCTGTTCTAATTGGAGAATTATTTTTATTCCATCCATATCTAAACCATAATTCACTAGGTGTTTGGTAAAAACGATAACTAGGATAATCAAAATATAAATTAACTAAAGGTAATATTCCTGTAATACGATTTTTTAGTACTTCTACGCAAGAATCAAATGGTATTGGTTCCTTACCTTTAATAAATTGATTTTTAGTATTTGTTTCTCCCTCTTTTTCTCTATCAGTATATCTATGTACACTAAATACCATATGAGCCAAATTGACAATATTACCACTACCAGCAATATCTTCTTTTGTTACTCTAATTTCACCTGTTTTACGAGGGTGTGCTACTAAGAAGACTAATACATTATATTTCTTAGCAAAGAAAATTAATTTATTAACAAACTCTTTTTCTGCTTGTAATCTACCCTCTTCATTGCACTCCAAATCAACCATCATAAGGTTGTCTATCAAAAACACCTTTGTACCACATTTACGTGCCAATTCTTCCATTTTATTTAGTAATGCAGTTGCTGTAACATTATAACCATCATCATATACTAATACTTTGCCACTATACCAATTTTGCATTAATTTACGTTGTTCGGAGTTTAATACACGAACATGTCCATCTCGCATTGTAATATTATCTCGACCAATCATATTTGTTTCAACCCAATTTCTTAAAATTGGTGCTGGTAGTTCACCACTAAAACAAAATACTTCATAACCTTGTTGTAAGGCTTGGCATATAGCAACCTGATTAACAAATACAGATTTACCTTCACCACTCTTACCAGTGATAATATTTAATGTCCCAAAAGTTAGCTTATAAATTTTGTCATCTAACTCTTTAATACCAGTATATAAACCTTCTGCTCGTTCAATATCAAAATCTTCAGCCTTAGATAGGTCTGTTACATTTTCAACTGGAACTTCAAATGGTTTATTGATATACAATAATACTCTATCAGCACCTTTGAAATATAATAATTGATTAGCGTCTTTAATTCTTGCTCCGTTTGGAGTTAAATCATCAGCACCAATTTCTATATAATAAGTTCGCCAAGTCCCTAAACGATATATTGCATCATTTCTTGCTTTAATACCTGGTTCATCATTATCAAACCATAATATAATTTTATCAAATTGTTCTAACCATTCATAGTTGTATTCTATCCATTTCATATTTGCACATCCATTAGGAATAGAAACAACATTCTTATATCCTGACTCTATTACTGATAATGTATCTATTTCCCCCTCAGTAATTACTAAGGGTTGAGCTGGGTCTGTTCTGTTCATATTAAATAATAATGGGCTAAAATCAGCTCCAACTTGAGACCAACATTTAACCTTATCAATGCCTTTTTCAAATTTACGCCCTAAACGATATTTGACTGTCATTAGCACATCATTACTATCATAATAATGAAACACAACATTACCATTTTTATCACTTTGTACATCTGCATAGTCCATAGTCTTTAAACTAATTTTTCTAGTTTGTAAATATTGTTCAACTTTTGTTCTATCAGAATGTTCATGATGTGGATAGTTGTAAGAAGGAGATGTAAGAACCCCCTTCTGATTAAAACTATAGTCCATATCTACTTGTTTAAACAATCTTTCAACTGCTTCTAAATATGTCATACCTTGTTCTAAATATAAATCTATAATGCCAAAGTTTCTACCACAGGAGAAACAATTACCTGTTAATATAAAATCTTTCAATACAAATGAGTGTGTTGATGTTACACAACAATATACTTCTTCAATTCTATCAGTTATTTCCACACTTTCAACGATATATCCTAAATCAGGAGTAATATTATTAAAATTTTTATGCCACATACGTTCTAAACGATAACCCTGCTTTAAATCTTTTGTTTGTACTTTATGCTGTTTTCCTTGAACAATCCACTCATGTTCTGGTGTTGCATAAATTGTCTTTTTAACACCATTACTAGTTAAGTTTAATTTTAATAATGATTGTATACCATAACTCTTAAAAATTACCTTTTCCCATTGGCCATTTCCATTAATTATCTCAACTTCTTGACCAACAATATCACCTATCTGACATATACCTTTTTTAGTAATAACTTCAGTTTCTTTGGCAAAGCAATGAAAGCAATTAGTTTTTTCATTCCATAAGAACGATGGAGTCCTATCTCTATGCCAAGGACAAGAGCAACTTTTATCTTTATCATTATATGAGTCTTCTAAACCAAAATATCTAACTATTTCAGCTATAGCTTGACCATCATATTTGGCTTTCGCCACATTAATTTTTTCTGCTGGAATTAACATAATACTCTTGCCACCTTTCTAATTTTTTGTTTCTAAAATAAATTAGTTAAATATTAGAATGGGCATTCATCATCTGCCATAGACGTATCTGCTACTGGTTGTACTGAAGTAACAGGTTGAACTGGCACAACAGGTGTTTGTACTGGTGCTACTTGTGGTGCACTTTCAGCAACTACTGGAGCCTTGTCTAGATTTCTAGTTTGTGAATATTCTTGATTTTCTGGATTGTAAACCTCAAATTCAAAAACTGTAACCTTTGGATTTTTAGGATATGCAACATAACCATCAATAACATTCCAATATGGTTCATATTCAATAGTTGCATCTAAATTTGTAATTGTATCTCCCAATTCTATTTTCTTTAGTTGATTATATGCATGACCAACAAATCTTACAAAAGAAAAATATGTTGCAACATAACCATTTTTTGCTATACCATGTTCAACTAGAGTTTGGTCATAACTACTATCTTCTTTTATTTTACGACTACATGAAAATTTAATTTCAGCTGTCCCTTGTTTATCATTAATTTCCCAAATTTTACATCTATCTGTGATTTTTACTCTCATTATTTATTTTCTCCTCTGCTCTTTTTTAATAAGTTTAATGCATTTAATGATTGTTTTAATAATAACTCATCATTACAATTTTTAGGATTTGCTTCTCCTAAAATATCCATTGTTGCCTTTTTAACTTCTGGGTCTTTACTTCCACCTAACTCAGTAGCTAAAGCAATAATATCATTTTGTGCTTTTGAAATATTAAATACTGGTTCTTCACCTGAATTAGCCCAGTCATATAAGGCTTCACCATCTTTTTCAGTGATTAAATCATATCTACCATCAAATAAACCTGTATTGTCCTTCATAGTAGAAAAGGTGTGAGTATCTTGAGATATGTTTAATGTAACCATATATTCATATTCAGTATCTTTTTCTTGTTGGACACCAACACCCATCTTTTTAGGAGTTGTTTTCCCTTGACTATTTGTCTCCATTACATATTCATCTTTTCCTCTACCTGTAGCAATGATATGAACCTTAGATTCTACAATAAAGTCTGTTAATTTTCTATGTCTTGGTTTTTGTTTTCCCCAATTATTAAAACTATTACCAGGCATATTATTGACTTGTTCATTTAGGTAGTTCCATTCATGAGATAAACTATCAATAATGATTACTGAAGCACCCTGTTTAATACAATAATTAATTGCTTCAATATAATTTTCTGGTGAACGAGGTTCTGGTAAATCAACAATATTATAGTTAAATCTACTACCATACATTTCTCCACGGTCACCTTCAGTATTAATTAAATAAATATCTCCCCCAGCTTTATTTACAATACCAGTTGCCAATGTTAATGCACTATATGTTTTACCACTTCCACTTGAACCTGATAGTAAAACTTTTACTGCTAATTGACGTTTTTGTGCTTTTCTTGATTGAAATTGCATTCTTTCCTCCTCCTTCTTCGTATATTTTCTAAAATCATATTCTCCAACGTATCCTTCTACTTATAGGAATATAATATGACTTTACTAACTTTTTGCTTAAAAATTGTTCTATATCACCATTATCTTTTATCAAAACAAACGTTCTTTAATTTATCTAAAAACAATGAGACATTTTAATTACTAAGAATAGCAAAAATCAAATCTTAATAATTTATTTTTTTTAGGATTTTTTACAGATAATTACTAATTTTCTTTTAGCTTAATAATTCTTGTAATATCAATTCTTTAATATTAATTTTTACTAAATTTATTAGTTATACTGTTATTATATCCTTTCTTCTAGAACCAAGCTCCTCCTTCTCTACCCTATGCTCAATTCTAATAAGAGTATACTATTCCCTATCATACTTGTCAACTATTTTCTTAAAAATTTTGACAAATCTTTTGATTTCATGTAATGTATTTTGTTTACCAAGTGATACCCTTATTGTTTTTAATGCTTCCTCAGGGGTCTTGCCATAATATAGTAATGCTTTTGATGGTTTATCACTACCAGAATTACAAGCACTACCAGCTGAAATTGCAACACCCATTTGGTCAAAAATTTGAACTGCTGTTTGTGCATTTAAATGATTAAATGTGATATTTATAATATTACCTTCACCACTACTAACATTATTAATATGGTTAATTAAATATGAACGTAACTTTGATATTTTTATTTGATTAACATCTAATTCATTATATGCTAATTCTACTGCTTTAGCTAAACCAACAATACCAGCAACATTTTCAGTACCACCACGTAAACCACTTTCTTGATGTCCATATATTAATGGTTTAAATAGTGATTGATATTGTTTTCTAATAAATAAAATACCAATACCTTTAGGAGCACCTATTTTATGCCCACTAAAAGAAGCAGTAACACAAGATGACACCAAATGATTATCTAACAATCCATTTTCATTTATAGCATTTAATTTAATATTAATTTTACCAATTGCTTGTGTTAAATCTAAATGAATAATATCTTCTTTATCCCATTTTAAATGGCTCTCACAACCAGTTTCACTATTAATTAATGGCATTGTAATATATCCTTTTTTAGGTTTATTATTATATGCTAGTAATATTGAGTCATGTGATGAATCATCACACTTATATGAAAATGTTTTGTAAACCATTGAATTTGATTCACTAGCACCACTTGTAAAGAACACTTCTTCTGGTAGACAATTTAAATAATATGCTATCTTATTACGTGCTTTTTCAATAGCCATACGTGCTATTTTACCCTCTTTATAAATACTACTAGGATTTCCATATTGAGACATTAAAAAGGGCTTCATTACCTTTAAAACACGCCTATCTATGGGCGTAGTTGCAGCATTATCTAAATAAATTCTTTTCACTTTACCTCACCTTCCTTATTTTTAACAAAAGAGTATCACACTCATTTTATTTTTGTCAATGCTAAAAAAAAAAGAATAGAGTAAAACCCTATTCTTCTTATCTAATTGTTAATACTTGACCTGGTATAATAATGTCAGGATTATTTCCAATAACAAATTTATTTTGAGCATATAGTGTTTGCCAAGACATACAATATCTAGCAGCAATACCACTCAAAGTATCTCCTTCTTGAACAGTATATTTTTCACCAGAATATTCTTGGATAGAAGACTCATCCATCCATCCTAAGTCACCAACTGTATTATAAGGATGTGCACTACCAGCTGCAAATCTAGTAATAGTAGTAACTCTATTGCTAACACTACCAGCAGCACTTTCTGCATTAGAACTTACATATAAAGCTCCATTAACAATTACTTGTTGTCCAATAGCAAATTTTTGTGAAGTTGGTTCTTCATATTTAGTAATAGAAGCTTCATCCATCCAACCTAAGTCTCCTGTAGTGTTATAAGGATGTGCTGCACCTGAAACTTTACGAGTAATAGTTGTGATTTTGTTATCTACATTTCCCGCAGCAACTGAAGCATTTGAACTAGTATATAGAGCTCCATTAATAACAACCTTATCACCAATATTAAATTTATCACTTGGTGTTGGTGCTGGTGCTACTTCATCTTTAACTGCAGGATTATAAATAAATCCTCTAAATGAATAACTACCTCCAAGCCCCCAATTTCCATTGTTATTGTATCTATGTGCATTACAAAAGGCAATTCCACCATAGTTACTTTCAGAAGTATAAACATGGTTATTATCATATACTGCTTCAACTATAGCAACATGTCCTGCTCCATCATTACCACTTAACGTAGCACCTCTTTGCCATACCATGATAGCCCCTACTTTTGGTGTCATACCAACTGAAAGTCCAGCTTCTTTTGCTCTTTCAATAAAGTTTTCTGCATTACAATTTAGTGTTTTATAAGTACATCCAGTTGTACCTCTATATAAATTAATAATTTCATTAAATCTTGCACTTGCGTCAATCTGTTACTTTTATGACCTATTTTTAGGCGGTTAGGTCGTTAGGCCTAACTCTACGATTTCATTATTAGATTATAGTCGTAGTTCAGACTGTATATTAACCAAGATAAATCTCAGTGATGTCTTCAGCCTTGATATTACTATCAAGACCCTGCAGTCGTTACGGATTCCTGTTTTCAGGTCTTTCCTCGGTCTGAAGTGTCTCCACCCTTTAACCGATATAGACATCTGAGG